GTAATTCGTCTTGGAGTTCTTGTTCATATTCTTTGTTTGTAATAAGTGTTGCAGATGGATAGTCTGTATTATCTGTTCCAATATTAATCTTGATTGTTGTATCACCAGAAGTCTGACTAATCTCATAATGGTGAATACCATCTACATTCGTATACTTATTATTGATGTGAGCAAGAAACTGACGAGTACTCATGGGCCATTGATGATAGCGATCAACGATATCATTCATTAGAAGAATAGTCCAATGAAGTTCTGAGTCACCATACAATTTATGTGCAAGCATCTCTGGTGTTTCACCGTTCTTAACACTATAAGTGTCAAAAAATGATATATTAGATTTCAACTTCGCACGAACTGCAACTCTACGCAAAAGGTTTGTTACCACCTTAAAGTTATTATCGCCTGATGCATCGTATGGAATAACAGGAAAGTTAGAAAAATACATTAGAAACCCTCCTCAATCTTATCACGATACATAATGTCAATTTCTGTAAATTTGAGTGATATAGATGTTCTTTGTGGTGGTGGTGAACCAGATGCATCTGGTTCAAAAGCGGTGTATCTGTCACCACCATACTGGACATCCATACCAGTGAGTCGTGCAGTGCCGATTTTGTTTAGGTGCATATTCTCCTGACCTCTGTACATATACTTGATATCAAATACATCAGGAATATCTAGTTCTCTAACATTTGGACCATCTTTACCGAGCACCGTTGATCCAACGTTAGATGTCATATGCACTTTGAATGCCTTAACAATCTCTCTAATTGTCTGTGATTCTGCCGCACTCTTTGGAATCATGACAAAAGAAAATTCAAAACTACGTCTACCAAGACCTTCAAACATGAGTTCCATTCTTGGTGTTATAATCTTTCCTCTCTCAATTGCGACTAGTGCTTTTGAACCCTGCGCAAGAGTATCCAATGCAGTTAGTCCAGCCTGTTTTGCACCTTGAGCTGCAGCATTACCAACAGCGCTTCCAACGCTACCAAGAGTTGCGTTTCCTGCAAATATATCCCTTAAAATTTTCGATCCGGCTTCTGCCAGTACACCAATCTCTTGGTCTGCATATTTTGCCTCATACGATACACTAACCTGTGGTGGCATGTAAAGTGCGATTGTTTGGACAAGTTCTGTATAGGGTTTTCTAGTGAGTGAGAGTGCCCTAGAACTTTGATCCTTCTTTATATTTTCACGCATTATTTCACGGGAATTTATAAAAGTATCTCTGTTAAGTCCTTGAATGAGTTGTTGACTAACAATATTTCCAGCTCTGGATGCAAAGTTGCCAAGATTATTTTGTGATGCGATACCTCTTACTACGGGGGCGAGAGTACCATCTTTTGTGCCTGTGCGATTTTGTTTAAATTTGCCTGGATTCTGTGAACGAATACCAAACATGATATAATGTCCCTGCATTGGATCAATAGAAACATCATTTGGATAACTCAAAATAAGGTCTGTTGCACCAACACTTCTATCCAGAGGTGCGGTATCATTTTGTGGATTGTTTCCCTTTAGTCCAGCAGCAACACCTTGAACAACTGATGTTACTGCTCTATTTGCTGCAGCAGTTGCAGCACCCTGTGCAACGTTTATAAATGCGTCTCTAAGTGCCATGTCTAAATATCCTTATACACTTTAAATTATTTATAACGAATGGCATACAAAGGTCGATATACAATACAAAGGTCGATATACACCAGTGAACCCTAGAAAGTATAAGGGTGATCCACGCAACATAGTCTACCGCTCCTTGTGGGAAAGAAAGTTCATGGTATACTGTGATAACAGTAAGAACATTCTTGAGTGGGGGAGTGAAGAAATCATTATACCCTATTTATCCCCTTGGGATGGCCGTATCCACAGATATTTCCCAGATTTCTATATCAAGGTCAAACAGCACGATGGCAGTGTCAAGAAGATGATTATTGAGATCAAGCCCAAGGTGCAGTGCAAACCACCCAAACAACCCAAGAGAAAGACCCAAAGATATCTAAACGAGGTCAAAACATGGGGTGTCAACTCTGCAAAGTGGAAATATGCAAATGAGTGGTGTTTGGATAGAGGTCTGGAATTCAAGATTTTGACTGAAGACGAATTGGGTATCTCGTATAAATAGTATTATGGCAGAGAGCAAATACATTCAGTCTGTAAAACAGGCATCAGGAGAACGTCCACGTTCCACAGAGTGGTACAAGGATAAGATCAAGGAGTTTGGTACACCAGGCGCACTAGACTTGATTCGTGACGGTAAACAGTCAACACGCCCATTCTTTGGACGATTGAACATGTTTATCTATGATCCAAAGTTCAAGAAGACGCTTCCATACTATGACACTTTTCCTCTTGTCCTTCCTATCGAAAACTATCCAGATGGATTTCTAGGTATCAATCTACACTACCTACCAATCCCTCTAAGAATTCGACTGCTGGACAGACTTGTAGACTTCTCAAACAATACAAAGTTCGATGAGTCAACTAAACTAAATGTTGACTACCAAAAACTAAAGAATGTACGGTTAATTCGTCCAACCATTCACAAATATCTTGCGGGACAAGTTAAGTCACGGTTTCGTAGAATTGATGCAGACGAGTTTACGATTGCGACACTACTACCCGTGCAGAGGTTCAAGAAGGCATCTGCATCAGCGGTATGGAAAGAATCTAGGAGCATGATCTAATGGCCGTAGGACAGAACTTTTTCGAAGGAACCGCAATCGGTGTCCTTAACGATATTCTATCTGCATTTCATTCTAACGAAGGATATGCATCACCAAACCGATATGAGGTGAATATATTTGGACCAAGAGGAAGACAACTTGGTGGTGCATCACAGTTGCAGAATCCGAATCTTGGCACAGAAACAACTCTAAATGTAAGAGACATTCAACTTCGTTGTGAGTCTGTAACCCTTCCCGGCATCAATCTATCAACTGCACAGGATACAAATATCTATGGACCAACAAGGGATATCGTAGAAGGTGTGACGTATGCAGAAGAAGTGTCAATGACCTTTGCAGCCAGTTCAGATTTAGAAGAGAGAGTATTCTTTGAGAGATGGCAGAAGAACGCATACAATCCACAGACATGGAACATTGGGTACTACAATGACTATGTTGGTGCAGTTGAAATCTACCTTCTCGACAAACAGGACCAAAGAAGGTATGGAGTAAAATTGTGGGATGCATTTCCCAAGAACATTAACGGCACCGATTTAAGTTACAGTTCCCAGAATGAAAACATAAAGATTACAGTGGGAATGTCCTTTCGATACTGGACACCACTAGATATCAATGAACAAGGTCCAAGCACAATTGATAGAATTATCGACACAGTTGCAGATGGCGTTCAAAGACAGATACTAAGTAATATACCGAAAGTGCTTCGGAGACTATAAAGGATGAAATATTATGGCATTACCCAAACTACAAATTCCAGAGTATGAACTGGTTGTACCGTCAACACAGGAGAAGGTTAAGTATAGACCATTTCTCGTAAAGGAAGAAAAAATTCTACTCCTTGCAATGGAGAGTGAGGATGACCGGCAGATAAATGACGCACTCACCAATATTGTTAGTGAGTGTACATTTGGTGCTGTTGATGGAAGAACAGCTCCAGTTTTTGATATGGAATATGTTTTTCTTCAAGTTAGAGGGAAGTCTGTAGGTGAAACTGTCGAGTTAAATCTCACTTGCCCAGATGATGGTAAAACGAAAGTTACTGTGAAAGTTGACCTGTCTGAAGTTTCAGTGCAGATGAGTGTTGACCACACAACAGAGATTGAACTGGCAGACGATATAAAACTTGTTATGGGATATCCTACACTATTCAGTACGCAAAAGTCTGATGATGATTCTGATACGGAGATGGTGTTTAAGTTGATGCAGGGATGTATTTCAGAGATTCATTTTGGTGAGGATGTGTATAAGAGAATTGATATTAGTGACAAAGAACTGGATGAGTTCTTTGGGAGTTTGACATCAGATATGTTGGCAAAGGTTCAAGAGTTTTTTGAGACTATGCCAAAACTAAGGCATATCATTGATGTTAAAAATCCAAAGACTAAAAAGAAGAATGAGGTGATGCTTGAGGGACTTGGTGATTTTTTTACATAACCATGGCGCATATATCAGTTAAACTGTATTATGAGTTAAACTGGAATATGATGTTTCATCATCACTTTGGTTTGACAGAGATAGAAAATATGATGCCGTGGGAAAGAGAAATTTATATTGGTTTGACTATGAACCATATTAGAGAAGAAAACGAAAGAATAGAACAAGAGCAGAGGAAGTCACATGGCTGATGAAAGTGCAAAAGAGTTTAGTGCTGCGGTAAGGGCATTCGAAAAGGCATCAAACGAGTTAAGTCAGAACACAGGCAAAGAGATTGGTAAGATTGTCGGCAAAGACTTACTGAAAGTCACTGACCCATTCGTAAAATCATTTAATCAGATTCCCGGCGTTCAGACATTGGGTAATGTTGGTAAGACATTATTCAATAAAGGATTTGCTACACTCAAAGACAAGAGAGAGAAAAAATTACTTGCAGACCGTCTTGGACTCACGAAAAAAGAGTTCAAACTTCAAGAACAAGCGAAAAAGTCTAATGATGCATTTAAAGCAATGAATGAAAAAATGATGACTGCCGCAAACAACCTGTTAGGTCTTGATCCCAGTTATCTTGAAAAAATGAATGAAAGAGATGAGCAGGGACGATTTAGGTCAACAAAAGAAATGGTTGCTGCAATTGATGCAAACAGAGAGTCATTGTTGGCAGAGGCGAGACAGAATAATATTCTCAATGAAGGCCGTCTAAACATGGCAAAGAAGGCACAAGGAAATCGTGCAAAACAAGAGGAAGCAGAGGCAGAGCAGGCAGCAAGTGAAAAGAAAAATAGATCACTCCTTGAGAGTATGGTAGATGGTATAACCACACTAAACAAAAGTTTCTTAGCAGGACTAAAAGACAAAGGTAAGTTTGCCCTCGCAGGACTTGCTGCACTTATTGCTGCACCTGTTGTCGCACTTGTTTCATTCTTCAAACAATTGGCAGTTGAGTTCAAATTTTTGGCAAAACTCACAAAGGTTGGTGCGATAGGAAAAATCTTTGCACCTCTGACAAACTTGTTTAAGGGGTTAACAGCAGCATTTAAAGGAACTACATTTGGTGCGTTAGCAATAGATAAAGTAAAGAATGTTATAACATCTATCAAAAACTTCCTTGCACCAGTTGGTAAATTTTTCAGCACTATTTCTGGCCAGGGAAAAAAACTTGTTGATGGAGCCAAAACTGCAAGCGGTATTCTTAAATTTGCATCTGGTCTTGGTAAAGTTTTGGGTAAAATCTTTCTACCTATAACAATTCTTATGTCTGCGTTTGACTTTGTTACAGGGTTCATGGAAGGTTACAAAAAGGACGGTATCATTGGTGGACTAAGAGATGGCGTATCAAAACTCTTTGCAAATCTAATTGGTGCGCCTCTGAACATGTTAAAAGATGCTGCTGCATGGGTTCTGAAACAATTTGGATTTAATGAATCATCAGAAGCAGTGAAAAAGTTTGATTTCAAGAAAATTATTACTGACATCATCTCATGGCCATTTAATCAGTTAATGAAGATTGTTGATATGGTGAAAAACTTTGATTTTAAGTCTCTTATTCCAGATACTTTTATAACAAGAAAACTTGGATTGGTGGGAGATGAAAATAAAACACCAGAACAAAAAGCAAAAGAAGAGGCAGAAGCTGCAGCAAAAGCAAAAGCTGAAGCAGAAAAAAAGGCACGACAGAGAAGAATAAATGAACTGAGTAGAGATGTAAGTCGCGGTGAAATGGGTATTAGGTCATTAAGACAAGATGCTAGCACACAAAATAAAGGTGGTTTTTTGTCGCGTAAAGAATCAGATGAAGAACATAAGAGAGACATAGCAAAATACCAAACAGCACAAAAAGAACTCGATGCGAGGAAAGCAGAACTTGCTGCACTTAGAGCTGCTGGCGGCGGAACTAATGTAAACGCATCAACAACTGTTAATGATGCAAGACAAAGCAAAACCACCAATGTAACTGGTGCGCCAATAGTTGATACAACTGCTGCGGGTGCGATTGCCAGTGCCAATTAAAATAAAGGGGGGAATGTGGTTCCCCCCTTTACTCAGTTACTCGTTTGCGAGTTTTTCGAAATAAGACATTGAGTCTTCACCATCATCTGACACAGTAGGTGATGGTGCATCCTTAAAGAAGTCTGGTGCAGGTGCAGTATCAATCTTGGGTTCTGCAACTGGTGCATCTTCCATAACATCTACTGCACTACCAACCGTTACTGTACCGGCAAGAACTGCATCCAGCCGTGACTTAAGTTCGTCATAGGACTTGAAATTAGAAGCAGAAGTAAACTCTGATAGAGGATACTGCATCTTCCATGTTTCCTCAAGCTTGTCATCATCATCAAACAAAGCAGACGGTGCTTCAAACTCAGACTTGTCATAGTTCCAGTAACCATCAACCTTACGAAGCTTCAACTTGAAGTTCGCACCTTCCCAGAAATCGAAGGGATTGACAGGTGTTTCATCTTGGAATGCAGGTTGCATTGCCTCCATGCACTTGTCAAAGATTTTCTTACCGAAACGATAAAGCATAACCTTACCCTCGTTCTGAGGATTCGCAGGGTCTTGCACAACATAGATGTTGGCAAAGTACTGCAACTTACGCTTCTGACGCCGGGCAATCTCCTTGTCCGACTCAACGCCTGAGTTCCAGTATGCAGAGTTCATCTCTGATACAGGATCGTTCTGACCAAGAGTGGTAAGAGAGTTCTCAATATACCACTGACCAGTTGGACCTTGGAACGCATGGTTCCAGACTTTTGCCCAAGGCATATCCTCACCCTCTACTGCG